CTAATCTACCTAAAGCATTGGAAGATAAGTTAGAAGATGATGGATCTACAACTACGGGATTAAAGACTACATTCAAAGCACAAGTTAAAGACACAGCTAATAAACTATTGGCTAATACAGATTGGTATGTTATTCGCAAAGCAGAACGCAATGTGGATATTCCTACTGACATTGCAGATAAACGTAGTGCTATCGTAACAGAAGCTAACAGATTAGATTCAGAGATTGGTCTAGTTGATACAGTGGAAGGACTGATAGACATACTCAACAATCAAAACTGGGGAGCATGATGGTGAAGTCGGATGTTGAATCAAAGCTACATACACATGAGGAAATATGTGCATTACGTTACGAGCAAATTAATGCTAGATTAAAAAGATTAGAGCAGATCCTTATTGGTACTGCTGGTTTTATTATTGTATTTTTATTAACTCAAAGTTATGCTCATGCCGACACCACAACCATCAATAACAAAGGGATGCCCGTACCAAGTGCTATGGCCCCATCAATGTCAGGGTTCTCTAACGACATGTGCAAGTCTGGTCTCAGTGGCGGTGCAAACACAGGAATGTTCTCTATCAGTGGAGGCACTACAATCACTGATGAAAACTGTGAGCGAATTAAGTTAGCTAAGACACTCAATGATTTAGGTTTAAAGGTGGCAGCAGTGTCTGTATTATGTCAAGACAATCGTGTGTGGGAAGCTATGGAAATGTCTGGCTCACCATGTCCTATTGGTGGATCATTAGGTTACACAGCTAAACGTGCATGGCATGAGAAAGATCCTAAACGATTTGAGAAACTCTATGGTCCGACATATACGCTACCTCTCGTTACTAATCCTTTGGAGTAATTTATCTTATGCATGGTATTGCACATATGTTCCAACAACTCAAGGCTGGATTTCTAACTTACAGTGCTATGGTATTGACGATGCTACAGCGCTTACTACAGCATGGTGTCCGTATAGGCCAGATGATCCTATCTGCGCTCCGTACATTCAGCCAGTCTGCACCGATGCAGTGGAGTATCAATCGCTTAGTTGCCCTCTACCACACTATAGTGGCGTGGTTAATCAAAGTCGTTCCTATACTTGTAGCTCGAACACTTGGAGTTCTTGGACAACTACGTCAGATAATTGTACGCAAGATCCGCCAACTTGTTTCGAAACTACTGAACAAAGAACACTAGCATGCGAAGCTGGATATACTGGCTCAATACTAGAGCAAAGAACTTCGACATGCTCAGATCCATACTCGACACCAGCATGGGGTTCTTGGATTCAAGTTACCAACTCTTGTGTAAAATCGATGGACAATCCAACGAATCCAATCAGTCCGACAAGTCCACTCAGTGTGACAAGTCCGGCATCAACGAGTTCCACAACATCTACGCCAGATGTCAAGACGGAAGTGCCAAAGGGAAAAGAAATAGTACCTGGGTTTGGGATTGTTATGAGTATGCAACTACTAACACAAGCGTACACAATACAGAATCAACAGATCATAGAAGCAATCAACATGGAGCAAGAGAATGACTACGCCAGAGAACAAGAAGTATACTTTAAACTTATCCTCGCAGATGATATTGGGGATACTCTTATCGGTGCTAGTGCCTATCAGTGGAGCAGTCTATTACGGGATAACCCTATTCAACGATTTGACTTCGACGATTGAAGAAGTAAAGAAGATGAGTAATGTTGAAACACGCATTACATTATTAGAAGATAGAGTTAAAGCTGCTGACAATCGTATGATTGAATTAGCTATGTCTAACAACAGAGCTTATGAGAAAGCATCAGAAGCATTTGCTGCATCTAAAGAAACGTCAGCTATTACTAAAGGATCACAACGAGAAATTGATGTGTCTCTTAACGCAGTGCGTGAGGAGATGAAAGCATTACGCAAATCAACTATCAATCCATTGGCTAAGTAATGGCCTTACTTACTAAACAAAACTTGCGTAAACTCTATGCTTGTTTTGTGAGGCTACCACCATTCTGTAACTACAGGATGCCAGCGCCACATAAGGTAACATTCAAAGTAGTCAATGATCCAGATACCTATGGATGGTTTGTGAATGATCCACCAAGGATAGAGATATCTAGGTTATGTGAGGACTTTAATAAGATCAATGAAACTTTATTGCATGAGATGATTCACTGTATGCTTTGGTATAATAAGCATAAAGACTTTGATGCACATGAAGATAAGTTTAATAAGTACGCAGAGATTGTATGTAATTTATATGGATATGATAAAGAGGAGTTTTAAATGTTTAGTATTATCAGTGGTATCTTAGGCTTTGCAACCAGTGGACTACCAAGTCTACTTGGTTTCTTCCAACAACGTGGCGATCAAAAGCATGAGCGTGACATGGCTAAGCTACAGAACGAACAAGCTATGGCTATGGCACAGGCTGGCTTTGTATCTCAAGAAAAGATTGCAGCTATTGAATTAGAAGGAACGTACGCAGAAACGTACGCTCAAGAACGTCAAGCATTATACGAACACGATGCTAAACTTGTAGAACAAGCATCGCCATGGGTAAGAACATTGAATGCATCAGTCAGACCTATCGTAGCATTTACTTTTGTAGGCTTACTTGTATTCGTTGATATTGCTGGCTTCATATGGGCAGTTAAATCTACTGGTGGATTTACACCAGAGTCTATGGACGCTATATTTTCTAGTGATGAGATGAGTATTGTAGCTTCTATCATTGGCTTCTATTTCGGATCTCGCACATGGGAAAAGAAAAAGAGTGGTGAATGAAGGTATCAAACAAACTAATACAAATGCTCAAACACCATGAGGGGGTTAGGAGCAAGCCTTATCGTTGCCCCGCTGGTCTGTGGACTGTGGGTGTGGGTCATCTTATTGGTGATGGTAAGTCATTGCCTGAATCTTGGAATAGAACTTTTACACAGGAAGAAATAGATGGAATTCTTAAACGCGACCTCAATCGCTTCGAGCGTGGAATACTTAAGATGCTACCTAACGTGCGCCTTAGACAATGTGAGTTCGATGCTTTGGTATCTTTCTCCTTTAATCTTGGCTTGGGTACATTTCAGCGATCAACACTCCGTCAAGCGCTTCTTCGCGGCGATAAAGAAACGGCTATGGAATCGCTAATGAAGTATTGCAGAGCTGGTGGAAAAGTATTACGTGGCCTTGAGAACAGACGCAAAGATGAAAGAGCAATGTTCCTTGCAAACTATTAAGTAATGTGATATCGTTTCGTAACTCCACTATGAGGATACGAAATGAAATACAAATCAGTATTAGTCATCTCTGATCTACACATTCCATATCACCACCCCGATGCATTCAACTTTCTTAAAGCGCTCAAGGCAAAATACAAACCAGATCTCGTTGTTAATATTGGTGACGAGCTTGATATGCATGCGATGTCTATGCATGATAGCGATCCAGATCTATTCTCTGCTGGCCATGAGTTGGCAGCGTCTATTGCATACGTTCAAACTTTAGAAAAAATTTTTCCCAAGATGGTGCTAGTGCATAGTAACCATTCATCTATGTTATACAGACGTGCATTGAAACATGGTGTGCCTAAAGGATATCTCAAAGACTACAATGACTTCTTAGGTATAGGCAAGGGATGGCAATGGGTAGAAGATCATACGATCACACTATCTGATAACACTCGATGCTTCTTTACTCATGGACTATCTGCTGACGTACTCAAGGTAGCCATGCAGTATGGTATGAATACAGTTCAAGGTCACTATCATACTAAGTTTAGTATTGGTTATTACTCTAACCCTGATGCTTTAGTATGGGGGATGCAAGTAGGATCTTTAATCAATCAAAAGTCTATGGCATTTAATTATGCTAAGAACTTTAAGACAAGATTCATTGTCGGATGTGGAATGATTATAGATGGCCAACCAAAACTAATGCCAATGATTCTCAACACAAATGGGAAGTGGCATGGTAAACTTGTTTAGTGGAAAATCCAACATCAGAACAATTAGATATCTTAGACAAACTTATTGGTCGTAAGATTTGGGATATTGAAATCATAGAAGAAGAACCTCTAGCAATCCTTAGAATTTTTTTGTCAGAAACTGAGGATGATTACATAGAGATCAATGCTGAATACATGCAGATGCTCTACATCTCCCCAAAACCTAACAAACTACACTAAAAAGTTAATACCTTAGCCTACCCTAGCTTACGATCGTGCGTTGTAGAGCGATTGTGTAGGTCTTTCTTTATAATCAATGACTTACAATATCAATATTAACAAACAGCATAATAAAGATACACACTATACACAATAACGTTATCCATGCTTCCTTTGTTGTCATCATAATGTTCCTTCAAATTTATAACTACCTATATGACCTAACCTTGCCCATGGTGCAGCCCATACTTTAATCCCATTTAGTCTTGCTAGCCTACAAAAATGATAATCCTCTGATAATAATCTGTTTGAGTCTGGCTCAATAGATGTAGCAAAGTATTCTGTAACTATTTCTTTCTGTGTTGGCAGCATATCATTGGTATAGGTAGGGCAATGTGGTTTAAGTAAATCAAATACACTACGCTTGATAAGCATGAATCCTGTACCACCATTAAATATTTCTATAGGTTCTGTCATTGAATGCAATGGCGTATCAATATAGTTCAACTTATTAATCACAAGATCACCCGTAGCATACTTTAAATCTTCACCTTGAATACCACGCGCTACTGCATCGCCAATCTTTTCCCATGCAATACGCTTCTTAGGATAGACACCACAGATAATATCTTTGTCAGCATCAATCATAGACAAGATATCTTCTGCACGATAACTAATGTCAGCATCAATAAACATCAAGTGTGTGCATTCAGTTTCATAAAACATTTTAACTAGGCCATTCCTAGCTCTAGTAATCAGTGATTCGTTATAAAGAAATTGCCAGTTATAACCAATGCCTTTATCTAAGAACAACTTAGTTGCATTGATGTGGCCAATTGCATTCTCGCCTGTGCATACACCACCATACATAGGAATGCCTATAAATATATTACTCATCGTATCGTTCACCCATTCCATGATCGTGTTTAAATTCTTTAATATCCATCTCATCCTCAATTAAATCATCATAATTTTTTTGAAGTATTTTGACTGGCTTCTTAAGTGTTGTTGGTTTTAACTCTACATCATCATCCATAATATTCCCCTAGTAAAATATATGATTGTTAATAATAGTTCTTGGCTTCATTCCCCATTGATTATCTAGCTTGATGCTATGAAAGTAACTAGCTCCATTGCTACTGTCTTTAATCTCTTGTTTGATAATTTTACGGGATAATTCTATGAAAGGTTTGAGTGTATCATAAGGTGGAACAGCTTTGGTCTTTTGAGTCCATTCAAATTGATTTTTTTTGAAGGTCTCCGAGCATATATTCTTCTGGTCAAAGTCTGCTCTCCGATACAATACGTATCCCACTGCCACTTGGCCAGAGATAGGTTCACCTCTGGCTTCATGGAACATGGTCAAACTCATACACATGACTGCTGCAACATCTAACATAAAGTCTCCTTTGCTTAGGTAGCTTTCATGGTTATCCGTATATACTTTCTATATACATTTGGCATAATGATCTCACGAAAGGAGAACTACTATGTGGACAACACCAGCAGCTACTGAAATGCGCTTCGGCTTCGAAGTTACAATGTATGTAATGAATAAGTAAGCCAAGCATACACAGATAAGGCAATGCCTACGGAGATCTTTGTTGCTCTCCATACGCGTTGCCTTTTCTCTTTGGGTGACTCTAAAGTCACCTCGTATTCATAGCCATTGAGTTCTTTAAATGAGCGTGGGAAACGCCATTCAAAAGCATTGAAGTTAGTTTTGTATTGTTTCATTTGATTTTCCTTTCACTGTGTTGATGCGTGTGGCTTGCTTGCCTATGTATTGCATCTTAACTGTTATGGGTAGGCGGTTTAGTGTGGGCTGGTTAGCGTCTACTAATGCCTTTAGTTTCGATATCTTATCCTCTGGATTAAGGCTAGAATTAACTAGCTGTTCAGACATTTGATCGAATTTTGCTTGCCATGTCAATACATCCGATACCTCTTGAGGGTCTTTTCCTGGAATATAGAAGGTATATTCCTTAGTTTGTGGCTTTTTTACAACACTGCCAGCTCTTTCTGTAGCTAAATTACCATCATCATCCTCTGGAGCTATGCCACAAGTAGCCATAAGGCTATATCTACGAGCATAAGTGAGTGCTGATCCATATCCTTGAGGGTCTTGTTTAGCTGCGGGTACATGTAAAATACCACCAGATAAAATCTCACCTGATTCGTGTACCAATATTGTTTCAATCTTAACGCCACTCTCACAATCGTGCGTCTGTTGGATCAATGCAATACCATTGTTGTTGAGTGCATCCAATACAGCTTCGATACATCCATCTAAAGACACATACTTAGATCTAAAGTGTGGATTCGTTGATGTCTTGAGTGCTGGTGCAAACTCTTTCTGTGCCTTAACAAAGGCTGTTGCGATAGTTTTCATACTTTTCTCCTGTTGTTGTAATTCATTCATAACTTCTGCTTCAAAACGATCTTGGTCATTATCTACCATGCTGCTCTCCTACCATCAATCTTGTACATGTCCATGGCTCGGTTAAGTACCATAGCATCTCTGCTATACCTAGTACCTGACTGATCGTGATCTTGGCATCTTTGAGCATGTAACTTGATGCGCCATTTCTTACGGATCTGAAAATGAGTTAATCTCTTAATCATATACGATCCTTAATTGAAAGTTTAGACTGACGAATGACGTATGCTTCCTTAGCTGGCACAGTTTTTGCTGGCTGTGCTTTGTAAGAACGCATAGGCCATGAGATTTTGTAACGACCCGCATTACATACTTCGTGATCCCTCCTATGCTCCATGATGTTGATTTGCAAGCGATCAATCTGTGCTTCTAACTCCGC